CTTGATGGTAAAGAAACCGGATTGAATGAACCGTTCTCTGGCGGAGTAATGGAACCCCCTTTGCACCCAAGTTGCCGGTGCACAACCGGATTGACGCGATCATAGCCTAACTCTTTTAGCCGTTATCTCGCACGCCCCATTGAGACCGATGCTGGTCGCCTGGGGGCGTTGCATTTCAGGAGGGCAGGATGAAGAAGCGCAAGGAGAAAACCCCACCGGAAACGATGGAGAGATTGAATACGAAATTCCAGATTATCGATTCTCCAGAGGTTGCGGCAGCTCGGGCTGTGTTTGCTGCTGATGGAACACCGGAGGCAGCTCAGGCGCTTCAGCAGGCCCTAGCGGTTGAGCTTCAGAGCGGACAGTTTGAGGGGATGGCCAGCGTCTTCGGCTCGATGGTCGAAGGCTGTTACTTCCCCTCTATCGTGCATCGTGGCGCGTTCCTCAAAACGATCCAAGAACGGGCGAGTCGCGTCAAGGTGCTGTGGCAGCACAACCCGGACTGGCCCATCGGCAGGCCGGTGCTGCTTGAAGAGACTGAGGTCGGCCTGCGCGTGCGCGGACAGATCAGCAAGACCGCGCTTGGGAACGATGCCATGACACTAATGAAAGACGGCGTGGTAGATGAACTCTCCATTGGCTTCGACCCCATATTGTTTGATTTCGAGGTGAAGGACGGCGTTGAAGTCCGCCACCTTCGTGAAGTGCGGTTGTGGGAAATCTCCCCGGTCACATTCGCCGCTGACCCGATGGCGAGGATCACGGAGGCAAACCGTGCCGCGATGAGACCCACAGATCCATCCGCTGATCTCCTCGTCCCGGAGTTCCATGAAGACGGGATTCCAGACGAGGTGTCACGACTCACGAAGTTCTATACCTGGCTCCGTGAGGCCCATGAGGGCAAGGTGCTCTCGAAAAAGAACAAGACGTTGGTGCAGGACGCGATTGTCGCCCTGCAAGCCCTACTGACCGCAGCCGAGCCGCCCGCATCGGAGGATGATGCCCAGGCACTCACTCGGAGAGTGGAGGCGTTGGTACGTGAGCTGGAACTGGACGCCATTGGACGGGGCATTCTCGTCCCCATTCACTGAGGAGGAGCATGATGTTGAAGACACTGATTAAGGAGAAGCGGGAGGCCGCTGGCAAGGCGATCAAGGCCGCGCAGGAGATCGGCGCGAAGATGAAGGCCGAGCCGGACAAGGCGGCAGAACTGGAAGAGTCGTTCACCAAAGCGCACGGGGAGTCCGTCGCGCTGTTGAAAGAGGTGCAGCACCTGGAGCGCGAGCAGGAGATCGAGCAGGCCGCGGCCTTCATGGCGCAGCCGGTCAACGAGATCCAGCACCGGGCGCCTGGGGAGACCGCCACCCAGTCTGAGCCCAAGAAGCAGGCCCACAAGGCCGCGTTCCTGGCCTACCTGCGCCATGGCGTGGACAAGGCTCGGGAGTTGCTCACCGCGTTCGGGCCGCAGGAGATGCATGCCCTGCTCGGCACCCAGGCCGACCTCGGCGGGTTCTTGGTGCCGGACGACTTCCGGGCGCTGGTGTTGAAGGACCTCGCCTCGATGGCCGTGATGCGCGGGATTTGCCGCGTGGAGCGGACCGGACGCTCGGCCCTGGTGCTGCCGACCATCAAGTCAGCGACGGGAAGCGCCGAGGATATCTATACCTCGGACTATGCCGGGGCCTGGAGAGGGCAAGGCTACGTGACGGGCGGGACGGCGCCGACGGTCCAGAACCAGCCGAAGTTCGGGCAGGAGCGGATCCCGGTGCATGACTGGCAGCCGGACGCCATCGAGGTGACGACCGACCTCTTGGAGGATTCGGCGGCGAGCCTCGATTCAATCATCGCGGAGGTCATCGCCGAGTGCCTGGCGCTGGATGAAGATGCCGCGTTCCTCAACGGCAACGGCGTCGGCAAGCCGGAGGGCGTGCTCAGTGGGGGCTCGCCGAACCCGGGGACCGATCTCGGCACCTCCAGCACCATCACCTATGGCGGGCTGGTGGCGCTGTACACCGCGCTGCCCGGGCAGTACCGGCAGAATGCGCGGTTCCTGATGAACAGCGCAACCTTCGGCAAGATCCTCTTGCTGGAGACCACGGCGGGCTTCCCGATCTTCCCGCCCAACTCGCTCCCCGGCACCTTGTTTTCCAAGCCGATCGTGTTCAGCGAGTTTATGCCGAGCATCGCCACCACGGCGAAGACCATCGTGTTCGGCGACTTCAGCCGCGCCTACATCATCGTGGACCGCGCCGAGTTGCGCATCCAGCGCCTCACGGAACGGTTCGCGCCGAACATCGGCATCCTGCCGATCAAGCGGACCGGCGGACAGGTGGTGCGGCCGCGCGCCCTGCGCATCGGCAAGCACGCCGCGTAACGAATCGAAAGCTGACTGTCGGGGGCTGGATCACCCAGCCCCCGCATGAGGAGGACAGAGCATGGCAGCGAGTATGGAGCAAGACCTGTACAACCGAGTCAGCGCCGCGAAGACGCTGGCCCCGGAGGCGCGCACGACCAGCGCGAGCGGGACGGCGATCGATCTCCAGGGGTATGAGAGCGCGGTAGCCCTCATCGAGGTCGGGGCCTGGACCGACGGGACGCATACCTACGCCCTCCAGGAGTCCGATACCACCACGGATGGCGACTTCGCTGATGTGGTTGACGCCGATCTGCAAGGCACGGAGCCAGCCGTCGCCTCGGGCTCGACCGAGAATACCGTCCACAAGCTCGGTTATCTCGGCGACAAGCGGTATCTCCGGGTGCGCGTGGTCATCACCGCTGGGCCGAGCACTGGGCTTGCGTCGGCGGCGACCATCGTCCGGTCCCACGGGCGGCATCAGCCGTCCACCTAACACCTAAGCCATGAACGGGCGACGGAGAGGGCGGGTGAACACTGCCTCACCGCAGGAGACGCCCGCCCTCTCTCCGTCCGACCACTCCCCAGGTCACGCGGAGATTCACGAGCAGCCGGCTTCGCTGCCGCCGCTCGTGTGTCCCGCGTGGCCTGGGTGTCGTGCAGAGTTTACAGACAGAGACGCGCGGGAGCAGCATATCCGGCGGCACGCGCACGCGCAGGTTGCCACCACACGAATGAGCGTATAAGGCATGGCCACAACCGATCTGATCTCCTTGACCGAGGCCAAGACGGAACTCGGCATTACGGTATCGGACCATGATACCCGTCTCTCCGCGCTGATCACCAATACCTCATCCAGAATCCTCGCGCACCTGCAGAACTCTGTCGTCATCCAGGCGCGCACCGAGCGGCATTATGGCGGCAAGAAACGGATCTATCTTCAGCGCTACCCGGTCACCAGCGGCCCGACGATCTCTGATGAAGCCGGGAACACGGTCGAATCGACGGATTACCTCATGCTCGCCGAGCAGGGGATGCTCCAGCATGTCGGCTTCTGGCCGACTGCCCAAGATGCCGATGGGAAGGTGTCGCGTTGGGTGATCGTGTACGGCGCGGGACTGGCCGTGAATACCGCCGCCGTCCCAGCGGACCTCAAGGAGGCCTGCCTGCTGTGGGTGAGTCGGCGGTTCAGCCGCCCCGATCAGAGCGTCACCTCCAAGCGTGTGGGCGATCTCGCGCTAGGCTATGCAGCCCCCTCTGAGGAACCAGAGGGCGTCCCAGCAGACATCGCGGCGATGTTAGCCCCCTACGTGAGCCAGGGCGCATGAACGAGATGAGAGAAACTATGGCCGCTACTCGTTGCGTCAGGATCGAGAGCCGGCTGTGTGTTGAGCGGGACTTCTCGGCGCCGTGGCTCCATCGGTGGGCCGAGGCGATCGGGCAACCGATCCGGCTTCACCGAAAACTGTGGGAATACGCGGCGATCGTGGAAGCGCTTGCACAGCGGGGCATGTTCGGGCTGGATGAGCAGACGCGCGGGCTGGGCTTTGGCGTTGGAAAAGAACCGCTGCCGGACCTCTTCGCCAGGCTTGGATGTTCCGTGCTTGCTACTGACCTCCAAGCTAACGCGGCTGGCGTCGAACAATGGATCACAAGCGGGCAGCATCTCTCGGGGCGGCCTCTAGCCCATGATCGGATTGTCACCCGTGATGTGGACATGCGAGCGATACCGGACGATCTCCGCGGCTTCGATTTCATCTGGTCCTCCTCGTCGCTGGAGCATCTTGGGAGCATCAAGGCTGGTCTGGAATTTCTCGAAACCTCGCTCCGGTGTCTTCGACCTGGCGGCGTGGCGGTTCATACGACGGAGTTCAATGTCGAGTCGAACAACGCGACGCTCGATCATGGACCCGTCGTCGTGTTCCGGCGCCGCGATCTGGAAACACTCGTTCTGAGGCTCATGAGTGGCGATGGATGCTATGAGGCGAACTGGGAGTCGAACTGGGAGACTGGAGACGGCCCGGCTGATCTTGCTGTCGATGAGGCTCCGTACCGGGCCGAGCCACACCTCAAGCTGCGCCTTGGCGGCCACGTGTTTACCAGCGCGCTCTTAGTAATGGAGACAGGATGATCGGACGTGCCTACATCTTGACCTGCACAGCTCGGCGAGCGGACTGCCAGGAGACGCTGGGCCGACTCCGTTTGGGGACGGACTGGGACCGTTTCGGTGACAGTGTGCGCGTGGTGACCGAACAGCATCCATCGGACTCTCCGGAGGTCCGCCAGGCGGCGGCCGCGAAACTCCTCCTCCGCCAGGCGGCTGACGAATCGGGCGGATGCTTTCTGTTCTGCGAGGATGATCTGACCTTCAATCGCTCGCTTCGAGCCAATCTCCTCCGGTGGCCGCCACTCATGGCCCGTCGCCAAGGGGAGCACTTGTTCGGCTCGCTCTATAACCCTGGCTTCCGGCCCGCCTACCATGACGCCCGCGCATTCGCCGTCCGGCCCGACGAGTTCTTCGGCAGCCAATGTCTCGTCATCGCGCCGATCACCGCACGGTATTTCGTCGCGCACTGGGAGGAGGTCGAGGGGAAGCAGGATCTCCGGATGGCGCGCCTCGCCTCCAGGATCACGCCCATCTGGGTGCATACACCCTCCCTCGTCCAGCACGTCGGACGGCAGAGTACCTGGAGCGGGCCATGGCATCAGGCCGTGGACTTTGATCCGGAGTGGCGCGCCGCAGAGATCCAAGAGGAGCAGCTCGTATGACTCGGACGCCTCGGCTGCTGTGGAATTCGGATGCCTGCGTGCCGACTGGTTTCGCTCGCGTGAGTCACAACGTCTTGCGATATCTTTCTAAGACGTGGGATGTCTCCGTGCTTGGGATCAACTACCGGGGAGATCCGCATGCCTATCCCTACCCGATCTATCCGGCTTCGACTGGGGGTGATGCCTGGGGCATTCGGCGGTTGCCGGACTTGTGTCAGCGGCTCGCGCCCCATGTCCTCCTGATTCAGAATGACCCGTGGAACCTCGCTCGGATGTTTGAGCAAATGGAGTTGACGAATCTGCCGGTCGTGGCCTATATGCCGGTCGATTCGCCGAACCTTGCGCCGAAGTTCTCACGACCGCTCGACAAGCTGGCCTGTGCGATCTGGTACACGCAGTTCGGTTTAGAGGAGGCGAGAAAGGGCGGCCACACCGGGCCATCTGAGGTGATCCACCTCGGGGTCGATCTTGATATCTACCATCCCATGGATCGAGCAGAGGCACGGCGTCAGCTCCGCCTTGAACAACACATCCCCGAGGGCGCCTACGTCGTCGGCAACGTCAACCGCAACCATCTTCGGAAGCGGTTGGACCTGACTATCGCCTGCTTCGCGGAGTGGGTGAAGCGCTACAAGCATGAGGACGCCTACCTGCATCTGCACTGTTCGACGAAGGATGTCGGGTGGGATCTCGAACAGTTGGCCGAGTATTACGGGATCAATGACCGGCTGATTATCACCGACCTTGCCATGACGACGTGGAAGGGCATCAGCGAAGAGGATATGCGGGCCGTTTATTGTGGCTTCGACGTACAGCTCTCTACCACGGCAGGAGAAGGCTTCGGCCTGACGACGCTGGAAGGGATGGCCTGTGGCATCCCGCAGATCGTCCCGGAATACGCCGCCCTGGGCGAGTGGGCGAGAGGGGCCGTGCAATATCTCCCTATCATCGACTCGATCGCCGCCGTGCATGGCCTCAACACGCTGCCCGGGATCGTCAGCCGAGAGGCGACTATTGAGGCGCTGGAAACGTTCTATGGGAGCGAGATGAGACGTCGCGCTTACGCCGCGCTGGGATTGGCAAAGGCGCGTGAGCCGCAGTTTCGATGGGAGCACGTCGCGCAGCGGTTCGATGAGATCCTGCAGAAGGTCCTCTCTGCGAGAAGGCAGAATGGCGCTTGATATCGAGAAGGCGTTAGCGATCCAGGGATGGATGAGCGAGGAGGAGCTGACCTGGCTTGCCACCAATGCCGCCAGCGCCGCCATCGTGATCGAGATCGGATCGTTTCAGGGCCGCTCGACTCGGGCCCTCGGCGATCACTGCCAAGGCACAGTCTACGCGGTCGATCCGTGGGAGCGCTACCTGGAGAATCACGGCGCACCGCACGACCTCGACCAGAGTGATGACACGTTCAGGCAGAACCTGTGTGACCTCATCGACGCCGGGAAGGTGGTTCCGGTCAAGGGGCTGTCCAAGGACGTGCTTGGCTCCGGGGTCCTGGAACCAGCCGACCTGATTTTTCTCGATGGGGACCACCGGTACGAGACCGTATTGTGGGAGCTCGTGGCCTATAGTCGGCTGCTCAGACCGGGCGGGATCATGAGCGGGCATGACTACTACCACCCGAGTTGTCCAGGAGTGCGGCAGGCTGTGGATGACGTGTTCGGACCTGCGAACGTCAACCACTGCGGGAACATCTGGTGGGTTGGGGGAGCGCACTGATGGAATCCGCCCTGCTCTCCCTCATGCCACATACGATTACCCTTGCGCCCTACGTGAGCCAGAACGCCTATGGGGAAAGTACCTGGGGGGCTGCCGTCAGTTATCAGGCCAGAGTCCAGGGCAAAATGAAAATGATCCGCGATTTCACCGGCGTTGAGCGCGTCAGCACGGTCACCTGTTACGTGG